AGCCTGAGCGCGGCGTGTTCACCCGGCCCACGATGTCGTCGGCGCGGTCGAGGTCGTCGAAGAAGTCGTAGGCCAGCACGAGGGACGGCGACACGGCCGCCGGGGTCGCCTCGATGACCGGCGGCAGGCGGCGCAGCTCTTCGATCACGTGTGCGACCACGGCGGCGCGCAGCGCCCGAAGCTCCCGGAATACCTCCGTCGCGGCATCGGCGGCACGGTCGTCCAGCGCATCGCCCGCAAGGTCCCGGCGGCGGACGGCCTCGGTGCGGTCGCGGAACGCCTCGGTGCCGGTCGCCTCGGCGAACTGGATGGTGGCGAACGCACGCACCATGTCGATGATGGCGTCCTGGTTGTCCCGCTGGCGCTGTCGGTTGACGGTCGTCCCGGGCACCGCCGGGTAGTCGTCGAGGGCGTTGAATGCCAAGTCTTCGAGCACGCCGACATCCGTGATGGCGACGATGGACGCCTCGACCGCGGCGGCGAGACGGGCCGGGTCCTGCACGAGCGTCGCGGCCTGCTCGCCGAGTGTCGCGGCCGTCGGGCCGATTGCCTCAGCGACGGCCTCGATGACATCGACCGCGGCGTCGGTGACGAAGGAGGGGAAGGCCATGGTCAGAGGGCGAACGCGGAGCGGAACCAGTTGACGACCGCCGTGCGGGCGGCGCGGGCGTAGTCGCGCGTGACGGCCGGGGTATCGGAACGGCCCGTCGGGTACTGATTCATGCCGGCATCGGTGAACGCGAGCGAGAATCGGGCCATGCCGCCCTCGCGGGTGCGCTCGGTGACGTCGCAGGCGGTGCAGACCACCTGACGGGTGCCAAGGTACGGGTGCGTGAGTTCGCCCGGACCGGCCATGTCGCACGCCTCGATGAGGCGGTCGCGCTGGTCGGCGTAGTCGTCGCCAAGCACCCAGGCGTCGAACGAGTACCGCTTCGTGCGCTTGCCCAGATCTTCGGTGAACGGCTCGTCACGGCCGGGGTACTCGTGGGTCTGGACGCGCCGGCCGGCAATCGGGGACTCGTGCCCGTCAATGCCGAACCGGACGCCGCGGAAGGAGGCCGGGACGAGGTTGTCGCGCCATGCCATTACTCAGCCCATCCTTCCGGCATCGGCGGGTGGTCCATGGTGTAGCGGCAGCCTGCGCAGAAAATGTCATCGTGCGACGGGTCAAGTTCCACGCTGCACCGAGTGCAGACCGGGACGAGCCTGCGCCCGAACGGCCACAGTATGAGGTTCGCGATTCCACGGATGATGCTGTTCACTATCATCAGTCGATGTACGCCGCGAGAGCCAAGATTGATGCGGGAATGGCGATCGCGACCAGCGCGAGCACGGCCACAAAGACAGCCTCCGCGCGGAATCTGGATCGGCCGTGCCGCATCTCATTCCGGCGCCATGACTCCCGCATGTCGTTCAGCAGAAGGTCGGGGTCGTTGGGTCTCGGTGGTTCCATGCCGTCTCCTATCCCGCCGTCATCATCGCGTACCCGGAGGTCACCTCGAGGTCGGCGTCGGCCGGGGCCTCGGTCGAGACGCGGGCGCCGCGCGGGAGGTTGCGGAAGTCGACGGTCACGCGGGAGCCGGTGACGCCGCCCCGGGCGCGGTTCGCGCGGGCGGCGGGGGAGCCGCCAGCCGGCTCCGGAGTCGCGACAGGCGTATCGAACAGGGACGGCGTGCGTGTCGCTTGCTGGATGAGGCGACGGGTACGCGCGGATGACGGGCCGAGGGTCGGTATCTTCCGATCTCCAGCCGCATCGGAATCGTCTTCCTCACTCGCCATGCGATTCCGCATCTGCCGCGCCCGCTCTGCCGGAGAGCCGCGCGCGGGAGCGCTTGGTTCGTCTTCGAGCCACCCCCCAACCGTCTGAATGACGCCGACCGTTGCCTCGATGATGGTGTTGATGTCCTCGAAGAAGTCTCGGACCTTCTGCATGGATTCCGGCTTGGTGAGTTCGGCAAACAGGTTGCTCAGGGTCTCGTAGGCGGGTTTCAGCCAATCGATGGTTTCCGAGATGGCGCGGGCGAATCCTTCCTGCTCTTCCTTTGGCTTCTTCAGCTCCTCAGTCAGGTTCCCGAGCCAGCCGATGAAGTCCCGCATCTTCTGCTTGATCTCGAAGGTCGAGATGATCTTCTTGCCGAGTTCGGAGAACGCGAGGAACACGTTGTCCTTGACGGTGGAGGCGAGGCCGAAGAGCGTCCCGGACTGCTTCTCCATCTGAGCGTTGAAGATGCCGCCTTCGTCGGTCATGAGCCGCAAGGCTTCATCGATGGCCTTGAACGATATCTGCCCTCGCTCTGCAGCCTTGTACACGTCCTCCTTCGACATCTCGTTGCCGTACTTGGCCGCGAGGTCAACAAGCGCCTGGAGAATCGGAATGCCGCGCTCGGACATTTGGTTCAGCTCTTCGGTCTGCGCCTTCCCCTTCGCGAGCGCCTTGCCGTAGATCTGCCCCACGTCGGCGAGCGGGACGGCAGCACCGGCAGCGATGTCGCCGAGCATGCCAAGGGTCGGGATGATCTTGTCCGCGTCGACGCCGAAGCCGAGCAGTTGCTTGGCCGCCGCGCTGATGCCTTCGAGCTGGAACGGCGTGCGGGCCGCGAACTCGGTCAGGTTCTCGACCATGCGGGACGCGGCCTCGCCGGACCCGAGCATGGACTCGAAGGCAGTCTGGATTTGCTCGATGGTGCCGGCGGCGCGAACTCCCGGCGCACCGATGAGGAAGCCCATCGCGGTCGAGACGGCTCCCATCTTCGCCGCGAAGCGCCCCGCGCCCCGGGCCGCCGACCACATGCGGCGACCGACTCGAGCGGTGCCGCGGGCAACCCGGTCGAGGCCGGTGCGGCGCGTGAACTGCTGGACGGTGCGCTGAATCTGCCGAAGCGGCTTGGTGGCCTGGTCGACCGTGCGGACTACGAGGGCGAGGTCAAGCTTGGCCATGGCCCTGTGTCTCTTTGTGGATGCGGCGGGCCTGCGCGTGCCAGAAGAGCATCCGGTTCACCGTGAGCGCGCGCAGTTCGCTCGGAGGGAAGTGGAAGAACCAGGCGATCTCCCCGATCACGTCCCCCCAGTTTGGAGGGAGTCTCCGAAAAAATCCGCGATCAGGTCCTTCGCCTGGAGCGCGTCGCGGATGCTGATGTCCTTCGCGGCCGACGGCGGGATGTTCGCCATGCGACCGAGCAGAATGCGGATGGCCGCGAGGTCGATGTTGAGCTCGCCTTCGGCGGTGATGCGGAGATTGACGCCCTCCAGCATCCCGATCGTCGGCTCGACCAGCGTGAGCTCGCGGGAATCCTCGCCTCCGAACCGGAGCGGCTTCGAGAGCCTGAGCTTCGTCGGCTCCGACATCAAGGCGCGGCCAAGGGCAGCAGGTCGAACGGATTGGGCAGTTCGATTCCCGGCGGGGTGCCGCCGCGCGAGCCGCTGGTGCCGCTGCCGCTCTCTTCACCTTCGAGCCCCTCGAATCGGACCTGGATGTTCGATTCCTCGGTGCCCACGTCGCCATCGGCGGCGTACCACGCTTCGCGGAGCTGGAAGACCTTGCCGTTCGCCATTTCCAGCGTAACGGTCTCGTTCTCGATGTTGATGAGGTCGGTCAGCACGAGGCCCGCCTGATCGAGAATCTCGCCCTCGATGAACGGCACCTGCCCCATCTCCTTGTAGCCGGCGACGGTGAGGTCCGCGTTGATGATGGCCTCGCGCTTCGGGCCGCCGGCGTTGTAGGTGAAGTTCCCACGGGCATCGCGGAGCGTCCCGCCGATCTTGAAGAAGATGGCACCGGCGCGTCGGTTCTCAGCCATCGGTCAGCCCTCCGTCTTGCCCTGCCTCTTCAGGCAGGCAGCGGTTTTCAGGACAAGTCTCGCCGCCCTTCGTGCATTCCGGCCACTTGCATGGTGCCGCACACACCCGCGAGCCACGGGGCAGGTTGTAAAAGCGAACAGTCACGCGACCATGTTCATCAAGCATCGGTCAGCCCACCCTGAAGCGTAAACGCAATCTGCGCGCCCATGACCCGGAGCTGGTTCACGAGGTCCGGCGTCAGCAGGAAGTCGAGACGGTTCGGGTCGGTCCCGTTGCGCTCGACCACGAGACCTTCCTTGAAGGCGGTCGCGTCCTCCACGAGCCCCTGGTCCTCCCACAGGCGGAACAGGTTGATGGCTTCCGCGCGGGCGATGGAAGGGGTCACGACCGCCTGGCCGGCCCCGAATCGCGCGCCGTCGTTCGCGAGCTTGTGGCGCGCGAACCTCGACTGCATCCGGTTTCGGAACGAGGCGCGCAGATACGAGACCGTGAACAGGGTATTGGCGTCCCGGTAGGCCGCGTCCGCTGCACCGCCGAGGGCGGTCTGGTAGGTGGTGACGACGCGCTCCAGCGTGACCCGGCCGCTGCGGTCCACCGCGTGGGTTGCGATGCCGTCCGAGAGAATGGTCTCGCGCTCGGCATGGGTGAATCGGTCGGTGAGCTCGGCGGACAGGATGCCGGTCAGCTCGAGAG